AGAGGATATTAATGAACACTGGGACGTATTGGATAAAGAGTTTGGAAAGGTAGACATCAAAGCAGGTAAACGAAAGTATCGTGGTGGTCCTATTGATTACTCAATACATTGGTGGGAGTTTAAAAATGTTGTGGGTAAGCCAGGATGGGGTTCACCTAACAAAGAAAAAAGATTTATTGCTTTTAGATTAGAAGATAAATTTATTCTTGTCGATCCTAACAAAGTAAATAATATACTAGAAAAAAAATGTACTGAACACTATAGGGGTATATGGGGTTTAAATACTAGGCCAGGACGACACGATCTTGCAGCAATGATACCAGTAGACTTTTTACTGGAGCATACTGAACATACGGTGGAGGTACAATGATTGCAGACGAATACCTAAAAAAACAAAAGTCTTTGTTTCCTGACCTTGATAACGTAAATAACCCTGCTCATTACGGGCAGGGTCAGATAGAGTGTATAAATTATATAAAAGATTTTTTAACTGATGAAGAATATACTGGTTATCTCAGGGGTAACATTGCTAAGTACTTACATCGTTGGAGATACAAAAATGGTTTAGAAGATCTAAAGAAAGCCCGATGGTATCTTGAGGCTTTGATACAACAGCAGTCAAGGAAGTAACATGGAAGTAAAGAAACCTAGAGGTAGGCCACCCAAAGTAAATAATTTATTGGAAGAAGCTCGTCAGTTTAAACAAAATAAAAAACCGCCTGATAAACCAATGACAGCACGAATATACCTAGCAGGACAAGCTCTTGCAGGACTACTGGCTAATCAGCCAGGTTATGCTAGGTTCGAAGACATAAGAAGAGAAGCTTATGAATGGGCAGATAAGATGTTAGAAGAGGGGTCGTAAGACCCCTTTACTTTGACAGATACCTTGATGCACCCACATCTGATGGGGTCTGTAAAAGCTTAAGGCTATCTACAGTGTCCAGATAGTTTTGTATTAAAAAGAGTTGCCCACGATTTAGATCTCCAAGATCACTACCATCTTCAAAGTTTAGTTCTTCGATAGCATCGTTAAGATCATCTCTTGTATATTTTTGACTAAGTTGATATTGTAAATCTATAGTGTCTAGTGGCCCTGAGTATTGCATAGCCAAGAAACTTTTAGCTAATGACTTAGCCTTGGGCAACACATCTGTTTTCCAGTATCTGCGCTGGGCATCAGTAGACATTTTTCTAAAGCCTTTACTTGCCATCAGTGCACCAGCTTCAGCCTCAATAATATCAAACAAAATACCGTTATATTCATTAGCAGCTTTGGGTACAGTCTGTCTAATTTTTCTTGCGGCATTAAGACTAAACTGTTCGTATCCCATCATGTTCATTACACGTTGAGTGTCAGTAAGTCTAATAGTCCTTATACCCATAGGTTTTGTCGAGGTAACATCTGCTTCACCTGCAGCTGCAATCTTAAGTGTTTCTCCTACTGGCTCACCAGTAAACAATGGTATCAGGTTATCAATATACTTTACCATGTCGTTGTAGGTTTTGTTACCTTGATACCTATCAATTGGTCTTGCAGCTTCACCTCTTACTACACCTGCGGCTACGTTTAAAGGTTCAAGAAAACGTGTCGCACCTGCAACAGGTTGAACTGCTACGTTACCCATTGATTTACCAAAGGCATTCCAAGATTCTTTCATATCTCCTTGGAACATGTAGTAAACTAAAGATGCTACATCTTCTTGAGTCTTGTTTAAGTTTCTAAGAACACCATCTAAAGTAAAGTCTCTAGCAACTTGTTGCAACAATTCTTTTGGAGGCTCTTCACCATCTACCCAATAGGAAGCAACTCGTGCAGCAGCTTTAAATGCTGAGATTGGATAATCATATTGTTGAGTAATTACCTCACCAGTTAAAGGGTCTACTGTTTGAAAAACACCAATACCTTTTTTCCTGTTTTCTCTTTCGTTCTCAACCATAGTAGAGGCAAATGCCCAACTAACAGCAGCTCTACTACCCAACTCTCCCCAAGTCTTATCGCCATAGTAACCCATAGCTTTACCTGTAATGCTAAGACCAGAGGCTTGTAAGCCCCAGTCTACAGTAGCATTAAAGAAACGACCAAAAGGTACAAGCAAACCAACACCAGGAATATTTCTAGCATCTTCAATGATACCAGCTACTTCACCTAAAACATCTGTGCCTTTGTAAGATTTAGAGAAGATAGACTCAAGTGTTTTTTCTACTACGACAGACTCAAGATCTCTGTATTCTTTTGTTGCCATAAGCTTTACAGCTTCTGGTCCATTGTAAAAATCATTCCAGCTTTTACCAAAGGTAGTTCTTAAAGCTTTGTCCATTTGAAATACAAACTCTTGAGACTTGGTAAATCTATCTTGTGCTTTAACAAAAGATATTGTTTGTATTACATCAATAGCCTCATCAGTTTTTAGACCAAGCATCTGCATTTCTGGTGAGATCTTACTATCAGTAATCATGCGTGTAGTATTTTCAATACCACCTGGCAATGTATTAGATAGTTTCTGCAGTGCCTCTGAGTTTCTTGAAAGAGCAGACTCAAAAGCAGCATATGTCATATCAGGATCAAGCAGTCGTCTAACTCTTGACGCATTTGATTGAATTAAGGTATTAGCTAAACGATAAGATTTAGCCCCCTGTTTTTGCATACCAATAAGGTTTGCCATAGTACCTGTACCAAGATGCAGTGTGGCAAGAGCCATGTCTGAAACCATACCGATACCTGCATTAGCACCATAACCAATCATGTTTAGTGCGCTGGTAGAGGGGTTAGATACAAGTAATCTAATAACTCTGTTCTGATTGTTTCGTATATAGTCAGGTATCTTTTCAGAAAGGCTTGTAGAAAAAGGGTCTGTTTTATCTTTAGGTAAATACCCTGCGTCCATAGCATCCTTAATAAGATCTTGAACTGTCATGTCTGCTGCAGAAATACCATTTCGTTTTGAGCCTTGTGAAAGAGCATTAAGTATTCTTGCAGAATGATTTATCTTTAGTGCAAAGGTATCTGCAAACTCATCAAGAGTTAGTTTCTTTGCATCCTTAAGTTTATTGCCAGTTGCTTTTTCAAATGCTTTTACAAAATCAGTAATCTGTTTTGGGTCTGACTGTTTAATTATGTCAGCCATCCAGTTAGCATACTTATCATCTTCAAATCGCTTGGTCCAAATTAAACCTTTTTCTTGTGCAATTTGTGATAGGCCTTTTAAAACTATATTACCGTCATCATCAACGTGACCTAGTAAAAGATCTACAAAAAATTCTGAATCTAAATCTTTTAACTCAACACCACCTGCAACTTTATTTTTCCAAGTGCTAGATTTTTCAACAGTAGCTTTACCATACTTACCAACTGAGTTAGCTAGTTCAAGAACAACGTTTTCTGGTTTAGGTTCTTTGACTGCGATAGACGGAGCTACAGTTCCTGTACTACCACGTAGCATAACCCTACCAGCTTGTACTCCTCCTAAAACTGTTGCGCCCAACGCAGCAAAACCCATAGAATACTTATCAAAGTTTTCACGTACACCTAGTTTAATAAGTCCGCTTTGATAAAGATATTCTGTACCAGCTCCTACTGCGGCATCAATACCTACAGTAGTTCCTATCTCAGCTAAAGCTCCTCTGGTATACAGTCTTTTAAATCCTTTACTGGACATAACCCTAGCAGTATACTCTGCTACTTCTTTTGTAACAACATCACCAGACTCTTTAACAGCTACCTTAATAGCTTCTTGTCCTGCTTTTTTTACTGTCTCTTGAGTAGCACCTTTTTTAATTGATGCCTCTGACATTTTCTTTAGTGCTCTTTTCTTTACCTCGTTAGAACCAACTCTTAAAGCACCTTGACCTACAGCCTTACCAATAAATCCACCAACTAAGTTGATAGGATCAGCAATAGCTGAACGTGTAAAGTCCATGACACCCTCAGTTTTTTCAGCAAAGGTTGTCTCTTCACTAAATAAACCAGCCATGTTTTCATATAAGGCAGCTGCGGCTGCAGCATTACCCATTTTAGCAGAGTCTTCGGATATATCATTGATATAGTCGATCTCTGACAAGGCTCTTACAGAGTTACCAGACACAACACCACGACGATTGTTTAAGAAACTATCTACAATAGACTCTCTATCTTGTCCCTCCATAGACAATGGACCATAGCGATCAGCCATATAGTTTTGGATGATAGAAAACATCTGATCGTCTTCTACCATATCGTCTTGTGTATATGTACCAGGTTCGGGAAGTGTTGTTTGAGGAGCTGTAGGTGCAGGTAAAGTTGGCTCTTCAGTATGAAACTGAGAAAAGAAATTTTCAGGTTCTTTTTGCTGGTGAAACTGCTCAAAAAAGTTAGCCATAGTTTCTCCTAGTTTAGATAGTCAGAAGCTTTGTTCGGCCCATAAAAATCGTTAAACTCTCTTATCATTTGTTCTGTTGGGTTTGCCATTAGTGCAGCAACTGCATCTGGTGTTGGTGTTGGGTACACTGTTGGAACTATTGGAGGAGGATTTCCTCCACCTTCAAGAGGTTTTTGCGCTTCAAACAAAGTAACGACTTGAGGTATTTTACCAAGACCTCTAAAAAATCGTGGCATAGTTGTTTCTAGATTTGAAACGAAGTCAGGTGTTGTATAGGTTTCAAACAAATACTTTCTAGCTTTTGATTTAACAAACTCATCAGCACTTTCTAAGTTTTGAATTGCACTTGCTGTTTCAACAGCCTGAGTACCTTCAGGATTATTATTAAGGTATGTCTGTGCAACTGGTACTAAGAGTCCAGTCATCATTTCATATTGTTGATCAGCTAGTTTAATTGTTTCGTCTTGACTAATCTGTGATCCTGGAGCCACATCAGTAAATACTGTACGACCAGATTTAGTGGTCATGTTTTGTATCTTAGATGCAAGCTCGTAGTACTCTTCTTTATCTGTAAGGTCAGCTAAGTCCAGCTCTTTAAAAATATCTATCTTTTCATCAACAGAAATATTCGGTGCGTTAATAATGTTTATATAGTTAGGCACATCTTGTATAGGAATAATTCTATTGTACTTAGTTTCTTGCTCAGTAATAAAATCCATAACCTCGCTTGCAGCCATAGGATCTTGTAAGATATTGTTGTAAAACTCTATGGTGTCTGGATCATTAGTTGATTCACCATAAGTATTTACTCTGTCTTGTAATACTAGCGCATTTTTAGCAGCGGTGTTATATTCTTTACCAGTTTTCTTATTTGTGTATGCACCACCATTCTTTATGTATAAAGAAAGTAAAGCATCTTCACGCCTTGAGATAAGGTTTTGTTCAGCAATCTTACTGTCCATATAGTTTTTATTAGCTTCTCTCATCCAATTGAGAGCACCTACTGCACTAAACGCCATGTCTTATCCCCTTGCCATCAAACCTTTAGGAGCCTCTTTAGTTGGCTCTTCTTCTTCTAATTCTGTTGCTGTTACTTCTACAGGCATAACGCTTACACCAATACCAACAACTTCTCCTTCTTTTTCACGAAGCTCTTTCATCATGTTCTTTGCACGACTAAC